AGAGGAGAAGTAGAAACACAGGTCAAAAAGATATATCCAGATGCAGTTGTGATGATTCATTATGCATCAGAGACACAACCAAATCAACCTCTAATCAGAGTAGCTGAAGATGTTGAAAGAGATGAGTATGGTGATCCAGTCGGTGGCCCAAAAATATCTAAAAAAGAAAAAGAAAAAAATCTTAAAAAGAATGAAAAGGATGAAGATCATACAACCACCACTACTGAAGGAACATTGAAATATGGTAACTATGGTAATTACATAAGTGGTCAGAAAAAAGACAAGACAATAAAAGAAAAACCAATGAAGAGAGTTGACTATACAAAATTAGCAGCTTCAAATGAATTAGAAGGTGAAGTGATAAAAGAAGAGGAAGAATCACAAAATCCAACTTTTGTACAGTTCATGAAAAGAATAGATCAACTACCAGAAGTTACAAGAGAAGCTATCAAAAATTGTGGTAATGATCCAGCGATAGCAAAGGCTGCATTAGAGATTTCTGGCATCGACAAATAGTGAGGATATCCTAACCATATTGCGTATTTTTACCTACTGGTGTAGACTATATAATATGTACGTGGAGTTGAAAGATCATGTCCCACTATGTTGTTGGTTATCACGACCTACAAAACAATCATTACGAAATCTGTGAATATGCAGATGACGCTTACAACGCAATAAAACAAGCAAGAGAGGATTTGCCTAATATGTTGGCAAGTCCTCTTTCTTGTGAATACTGTATTAAGGAGGATTAATGAAAGACTTGCCAATTAAATCAACCTGTATTATATTTGGTGTTATTATTTTCACACTTGTCACACTACCCCGATTCGCATACGTATAGATAATACTAATAATACGTATTAGTTTATGTTATCAACAAATTATCGTTTGCGTCTTGAATCAATTTGCAGAGACATAGCATCGGGAACAGAAGTAAGTATAGATGATATGATTTGGGCTCAGAAACTTGCAAAAGCAAATACAAGTGCTAGAGGTATGTTAGCAACAGCAAGAAGGATGAGTACCAACCCGAACGATTCTTTTTTGAATAACTTGAATATAGGAGACCCCGATTCAAGAAATCATAAAAGGGGTTTCGGATCACCAGATGACATCGTAGATTGGTTTCATCAAGATCGTAGTGATGATTGGAGACAAAGAGATTAAACCAAATGAATAATTATGCACTAGAAATTATTTTCTGGACTTCACTTTCAGTTTACCTTTTCTATCAATGGGATAACAGAAAAAAATGAAACAACTAAATTCTTTAGTTCTCGATTTTACAGTTACAATACTAGACCATCTCTACAGAGATAGGCCATTTCCAAGATTCTGGGTGTTAGAGGTTATTGCTCGAGCACCCTATTTTGCTTTTATTAGTGTATTACATTTTCGTGAATCACTTGGACTTCGTGGAGAAGATCACATCTTTTTAATGAAAGAACATTTCTACCAGGCTTTAAATGAAACGGAACATCTGGAAGAGATGGAACTTAGAGAAGGAAATAAATATTGGATTGATAGGTTCTTTGCCAAACATCTTGTTCTACTTTATTATTGGATCATGGTTGTTTACTATCTCATTGATCCTATGGACGCTTACGACATAAACATGAAGATTGAGATGCATGCTTTTGAAACATATACTAAATATTCAGTGTATCATCCAGAGGATAAGAAAATTGCAGAAATAGCTCAAGATGAATTGGAACATTCAAAAGAACTACAACACGCAATGTTAATGATCTCATGAAGTATCACATTTACTGGAACGATAGAATTCTTCTTAAGGATTTAGATAAAGAAGAGTTTGAAAATCTATGGACTAAACTTCATTGGGTTTATAATGAAGAGTTAAATTACGTAGAAGTAGGAGAAGAAATATTGGAGGAATCCTCATACTAATATGACAGTTGTTTGGAGTATAATCTGGATGATTGCCATATTGTTGATTTCTGTGGCTATTGTGATATACTACATAATGAGATACGATCATTTTTGGCCAAATGATTAAAAAATTTATACTATTACCATTAATATTAGTGGGATGTACCGCACCAGTTACAGATCCACCAGCACATGCATGTAGTCCTCGTTTGGATGGTGAGCCTACATATTGTCCTCCATTTGATGGAAATTCACTCATACCAAAAGAGAATATAAGAGGAGAAATAGATATATGGAATCCACATCATTTCATTCACATGCAATCGATGTTTATGAGAAATGCAAAAAGAAATGAAATAGAAAAAAATATGACCCAACCAGAAGATGCTATAAATAAAGCACTTATGGATTACAATAATGGCAACTGAAATTGATATAGAACAGAGTACTCAGATAGCAGCTCTGGAAAAAGATGTAGAACTTCTTCGTGAAGAGGTTGATAAGTATAAAGATAAGGAACACGAACAGTTTAATAATAGAATTAGTAAACTAGAGAAGTGGGTCTGGGGTTGTAGTGCAGTCATTGCTGCTGTTGTCACTCTTGGTGGTATCATTCCTAAATTTGTTGATGTTGGTAGTGATACTGCAGAAAATAATAGAAAATTTCTTGATTCAGTTGTAATACCTTCCTTGCAGAAACCTGGCTGGGATTCACAATTCTTTAAGGCATGGCAAAAGAATAAAGGATGGGAACAGTACAATTAAATAAGTTATGCCACAAGAACAGTATCTAGGTAATCCTAATTTAAAAAAAGCGAATACTGCATTTGAATTTACTGCAACTCAGATTGAGGAGTTTATCAAATGTAAGGATGACCCTGTATACTTTGCAAAAAATTATATTCAGATAGTTTCTCTTGATAGAGGTCTTGTTCCTTTTGAGCCATATGACTTTCAAGAAAAATTAATCACGAGGTTTCATGAAAACAGATTCAATATCTGTATGATGCCACGACAGACTGGTAAGTCTACAACTTCTGTGGCTTATCTCTTGCATTATGTTGTGTTTAATGATAGTGTGAATGTAGGTATTCTTGCAAACAAAGCTGCAACTGCAAGAGAACTATTAGGTAGGTTACAACTTGCATATGAAAACTTACCTAAATGGATGCAGCAAGGTGTCCTAGCTTGGAACCGTGGATCATTGGAGTTAGAAAATGGATCGAAAATACTCGCTGCAAGCACATCTGCTTCTGCTGTCAGAGGTATGTCTTTCAACATTCTTTTTTTGGATGAGTTCGCCTTTGTTCCTAATCATATTGCTGACTCGTTCTTTGCCTCTGTATATCCTACTATCACTTCTGGTAAATCAACGAAAGTCATAATGGTTTCTACCCCTCATGGGATGAATCATTTTTATAGAATGTGGCATGATGCAGAACGTAAACAAAATGAATACGTTCCTACATCAGTTCATTGGTCTGAAGTGCCAGGCAGAGATGAGAAGTGGAGAGAACAAACAATTGCAAACACCTCAGAACAACAGTTCAAGGTTGAGTTTGAGTGTGAGTTCTTAGGATCTGTTGATACTCTTATTAATCCAGCAAAACTCAGAGCTTTGGTATATGATAAACCATTACAATCTAGTAATGGATTAGATGTATATGAAGAACCAAAGAAGGATCATGAGTATATGTGTACAGTTGACGTGGCTAGAGGTATGGATAATGACTACTCTGCATTTGTAGTAGTTGATATTACATCATATCCACATCAGGTAGTAGCTAAGTATCGAAACAATAGTATCAAACCAATGCTGTTTCCTTCGATAATACATGATACAATAAGAGGATACAACAATGCATGGGTTTTGTGTGAAGTAAATGATATCGGAGATCAAGTGGCTTCAATATTAAATTACGATCTAGAGTATCCTAATTTACTTCAGTGTTCGATGAGAGGCCGTGCTGGTCAGATAGTAGGACAAGGATTCAGTGGAAAGAAAACTCAACTTGGAGTTAAGATGTCCAAGGCAGTCAAAGCTTTAGGATGTTCTAATCTCAAGACTATGATTGAGACTGATAAGGTTGTATTCAAAGACTATGAAATTATATCTGAACTAACTACATTCATACAAAAGAGAACATCATTTGAAGCTGAAGAGGGATGTAATGATGACTTAGCCATGTGTCTAGTCATATATGCATGGATGGTAGATCAAGACTACTTCAAAGAATTAACAGATCAGGATGTAAGAAAGAGGTTATATGAAGATCAGAAAGATCAGATAGAACAAGACATGGCTCCATTTGGTTTTATATCTGATGGATTAGATGAAGATGAGTTTGTAGAGGGTGGAGATAGATGGACAAAGGCAAATGGTGATGAAGTATTTTCTACATATGGTGATTCCAGCTATATGTGGGAATATTACTAGGTACTACACATGATTTCATTTTTACTTCTTGGTTCAAGTTTTTTAAATTTCATATTTTACATATATGCAATTGGATTTGTAGTTGCATTATTGTTAGAACAGTTTGTAAAGGACAATGAGAGAAACCTTTATATAGTTCAATACAATAGAAAATATTTGTGGAGACAAACTTGGGTTATTAACATCTTATGGTTCTTTACAAACATAGGTTTGTATCTAGCTTCTAGAAATGTACAACCAGTAGATAACTTCTGGAATGGTATGTAATGGACTTAGATGATCAGTTTGATCTAGAACATCTGTTTCTGAAAGAAAGAATATGTAGGGTATGTGGAGAGGAAAAAAATCTTATTGATGGTTTTTATTTGACTAGAAAGAATCGAGGTGGTAATGCTTCTTCCTATTCATATGAGTGCAAACTATGTACTATCAGTAGGATTTCAAAGTCAAGAAAGAAAAAAATAATAAGTTGGGAATATCCTGATTGGTAATGTTCATGTATTGTTTCCCCATATGTAAGTCGGGTAAATAATAAATAAATTTAGATAAAATACTGACACGCAGAGGAAATCAGATGGCTGGTTTAGGCTTAGTCTCGCCTGGTGTAAAGGTTAAGGAAGTTGACCTTACTAGGGGAGGAATTACTGGAGTGAGTGATCAGACTGGTGCCATTGCAGGCCCGTTTGTGAAAGGCCCAGTAGAAAATCCACAATTAATAGAGAGTGAGAAAGATTTAGTTGAAACATTCGGAGAACCACAGGAAACAAGTTCTCAGTACGAATATTGGTTATCAGCTTCTTCATATCTTTCATATGGAGGAGTTCTTAGAGTTGTAAGAACAGACGGAACAAGTTTAAATAATGCAAACGCAGCAGTTGCTAGTGGTGCTGGAAGTTCATTAAGTAGTTTAAAGATTAAGAATACTGACGATTATTTCAATTCATATGAGTCAGCAACAACTTGGTACTATGCTGCAAAAAACCCAGGCACATGGGCAAATGGATTAAAGGTTTGTACAATAGACTCAATCGCAGACCAAACACTAAGTGGTATTGATACTGCTGGTGTTGTCGTTGGCGCTGGAATTACACAGGCATTTGGTGGTGTAACAGTTGGTGGTATCGGTACATCATTAACACTGAACGGACATCTTTCTGGAACAGTTACAGGAGTTGGTGCTGGCTCAGTTGATGTTAAGATTATCAGTGAAGTCGCTGTTGGTGGAAGTATTACTGCAAAAGACTATGAGAAAGGTAGTGCTTTTGAATTTAAGACATCAAGAGATGTAATCATCGCTGGTGCGACTGGTGCTGCTTCAACTTCTATTCAGGTAACAAGAGGAGTAGCGGGAACAAGTCAAGGTGCATTAACAGTTGGTGAATCTTTAACTTTATTAAACAAAACTGCATCAACCACAGTTGATAACGCTGGTGGAGCTGCATTGAGTGTAAGTGCAACTTCTGTTAACGTTGCAAACGTAAGTGGAATTACCGCTAACGTTTCATTACTTCTTATTGGTAATGAATTGATGGGAGTAGGAAACATATCAGGTAATGCAGTCGGTATTACAACTAGGGGTGTTGGTGGAACAACTGCAACAGCACATAATGACGGAGCTACAATTACAGCTGTTACTGCTGTAGGTGCTGCAACAACTATCAAAACATCAAATAGTGGTGGCTCTGATACAAACATAGTTGTAAATGCGTTAGGTGGTATAGATGTTGACGATTTAGTTTTTGTTGCTGGTGTTGGAACTGCTGGTGAAACAATGAAAGTTACTGGTATAACCACTAACTCAGCATTACAACCAACTACAGCCACTGATTGGTACGATTCACAAACATTAGGTTTAGATAACGCAACTGTTTTCTGGAAGAGTATCGCACCAAAACCACAAACTTCTGCATATGCAAACTCTAGAAGTTCTAGATTTGATGAAATGCACGTTGTTGTGGTTGATGATTCTGGAAAAGAATCAGGAACTGCTGGACAGATCTTAGAAACTTTTGTTAATCTTTCTAAGGCGGAAGATGCAAAACAATTTAACACACCAGTCTACTATAAAGACTTCCTAGCAAATAACTCAGAGTATGTGTTTGCTGGTGCAAAACCAAATGGAACTCCTTTAACAGGTGCAAACAATGCTGCAAATATCGCTGCTGGTTCATGGGGACAGGTTACTCAAGGTGTAAGTTTTGTGGGTGTTGGTAAATCTACATTCTCATTAGAGGGTGGAAAAGATTACGGTGGTACATTTACTGCACCAACATATCCTACAACTCTTGGAGATATTATTTCTGGATATAATGAGTTTACAAACATCAGAGAGTATCCAGTTAATTACCTCATCATGGGGCCTGGAATGGGAAGTAGAGAAGAGACAGTTGGTAAAGCTAACAAGTTGATCTCTATTGCATCAAACAGAAAAGATTGTATCGCAGTTGTTGGCCCATCTAAATCAGATGTGTTAAGTGGTAGTGGTGTTGCTCCTGTTCCTTTAGTGAATAGTGACACTCAAACATCAAACATCTTAGCAACATGTAATCAGTACACATCATCTTCATATGCTGTGATTGATTCTGGTTATAAGTACATCTTTGATCGTTTCAACAATAAGTTCCGTTATATTCCAACCAACTCTGATGTTGCTGGAATGATGGCAAGAACATCTCAAAATTCATTCCCTTGGTTCTCACCAGCTGGTGCAGATCGTGGTGTTGTAAACAATGCAGTCAAACTTGCATATAACCCATCACAAGCACAGAGAGATCTACTATATACTAAGAGAATTAACCCAGTTGTTGCTTTCCCTGGCCAAGGAATAATCCTCTTTGGTGACAAAACTGCACTGGCATATACATCTGCGTTTGATAGAATTAACGTTCGTCGTCTGTTCTTAAATGTAGAAACTGCAATTGAAAGAGCTGCAAGAGCACAACTCTTTGAATTTAATGATGATATTACAAGAGCAAACTTCGTAAATATTGTCGAACCCTTCCTTCGTGACGTTCAAGCGAAGAGAGGTATCACAGACTTCTTAGTAGTTTGTGACGAGTCAAATAATACCGCTGATATTATTGACGCAAACGAATTCCGTGCTGATATCTTTATCAAACCAGCACGTTCGATCAACTTCATCGGACTAACATTTGTTGCGACACGCACAGGTATTAGTTTTGAAGAGGTAGTCGGTACAGTCTAACCACCATCTAATTATCACAGGAGAGAAAAAAAATGCCTCAGCAAATCCCAAATAAAGGGGCTAATGCGAGAACCCTAGATACGTTTAAAAGTAAACTACTAGGTGGTGGTGTTCGCCCTAATTTTTTCGAGGTTGAGATTAATTTCCCATCACTCGCAATTGACCAAAACGATGTTTCAGATAAAATACGTTTCCTAGTAAAAGGTGCTAACTTACCAGCATCCATAATTACTCCAATTTCTATTCCATTCAGAGGAAGAGAATTGAAGATTGCTGGAGAGAGAAGTTTTGATACTTGGACAGTAACAGTCATCAATGATAATAACTTTACTATCAGAGATGCGATGGAAAAGTGGATGAATCTAATTAATAAAACATCTGATAATGCTGGAGAGGTCGATCCTACAGTGTATCAACAAGAAGCATATGTCTATCAATTAGCTAGAGCACCAATCGTTGGCCCAACAAATGCACCAGCATCATCTGCTGATAATATTCCTATCTTGAGA